TCCGGTGTTGGTAGCTGCTGACTGGTATCCGGTGTTGGTAGCTGCTGACTTGTCTCCGGTGTTGGTAGCTGCTGACTGGTCTCCGGTGTTAGATTCTTTACAATCTTCCCATTTTACTTTTTCCATTATAAATTTAACACCCGCATCAATTATACCTTTTAGTCCTATTTCAGCCCCGATTCTTATTTTGGTACAAGCAATCTTGTCTGATTCAGACGTATCAAATTCTCCACTACCTTCTACCTCGCAGAAACGGTTCATTCCATTTTCACCGCATGGAGCATAGTATCCAAAGACATCAAAAGGGTTTTCGCAGAAATGGAAACCTGAATTGCAGGATTTTGCATTTTTCTCTTCGTATTCCTTACCTACTTCATATTGGAAGCCGCGGCATGTTAAATCAGGATTGAAACCTTTATAACCTTTTATTTTTTTCTCTTTTCCCATGATTTATATTGTTTTAATTGATATACTAAAAAATAGTCCGACCTATTTTCACAAACCGGACGGCTAAAAACCTAAAATTATTATTCAAACATCAAGTGTTCCCGTGGGCGTTCCGGTGATTGCCTTACTACTTACACTAAGGATAGGTAAGCCACGGGATATGTTGATAAGCGTGGTATGGTCGCCCTTCACCGCCATTTACTTTATACCAATTAAGGACTATATTGGACGCTTATAGAATTATAACACCAGCGTACGGACGCCAACCCCGTATGCTTACTGATAGACGATTTTTCAGACTGGCTTCTTTACTATGACAACTCAATTGTGTGCCTAAACAACCATTTTAAAGCTATCGGTGCATTCTCATAATCCCTACGTAAGTGTAGGCTACTCCATAAATTTCGCTATCGGTGCGCGGGAATTATATATTCCAAATTATTATAAAGCAAATTCCATGATTTGCCGACTAAAGTCTAACTGTTTATTTTTACAACGATACGGCTTGACCATTAACCACAGCGTTATATCGTTGTCAAGTTGTGACTACTTTACATCGTCAGATTTCGTCAGAGGATAACTTGCAACCTCAAATTTCCAATAAGTCAAAGAGCTAACCAATAGTGCCCTACCCGATTCTCGCTATCGGATGCCGTTCAATCCGTCAATAGGGTCGTCGTGCGTGATATAATCGTGTGATTAATCTTCGTAGAAGAACCTTTCACTTGGTTTTCTGAATAGCCTATACCCAGCGTACAGGCTTACTAATACTGTTACTATCTCTATCATAATCATATGAGGTTAATTGTTATCTCCAACTACTATCGTAGCATTTCAATGAAGGATTCAAATCAATCAAAGCTTGTCTAAAATTGTTGGCATGCTTCGGATAGTCAGTATAAACCGGGCTTACCTGCGCCTTGTATTCATCCATTTTTAAGCCAGCATCAACCCAAGCATCTTTCAAAGCCTTAGCAAAAGAATACCACTTGAAAGCCTTGTTCTTCTTCATGTAAGCCCAAGCTCTTTGCATAATGGCACGTCTGTTATATTTGCCATCTACTACTAATCTGTAATCTCTTGCTTTCATAACTCTTATTTACTCCTTTTTAGGTATATCAATTATTTGGTTATCTCACTCAAACTTCGCATCCTTGCTGTTGTTTGATGATGCAAATATAGAAATTATTTCTAACTATATTCTATATAAAATAGAAATTATTTCTAATTTAACCTTTATTAATTAGAAATGGATAGTATAAAAGACAGGATTAAGGAATTCATAAAATACAAAGGGCTTAACAATAAGCAATGATAGATGCGGTTTAGGAAATGGTTTTGTTTCTAAAATAGGAGATTCCATTAGAACTCAAAAATTAGAATTAATTTCTAAATCATTTCCCGAATTAAATATCGACTGGATAACTAGGAATGTTGGTGAAATGTTAAATACATCATCTCATAAACCTATTTATTATGAAGCTACGCCCATCCAACAAGACGTAGTTTATATCCCATTAGTCAATCAATATGCTTATGCGGGATATTTAGATGGATACACAGACATAACTTACATGGAACAACTACCTAAAATCCCTTTCATAGTAGATAGAGAAGGGCTTGGAAATTATATAGCCTTTGAGGTCAAAGGCGACAGTATGAATAATGGAACCGAAGAAAGCTATCTGGAAGGTGATAGACTTTATTGCCGGGAAATACAACCACACTTGTGGGTCAATTCTAAGCTACATCTTCGAAAATGGGATTTTGTCATAGTGCATACTGATGGCATAATAATTAAGCGTATCATAGATCATAATGTAGAGAATCATACAATCACGATTCATTCTTTAAATGATATGTATCCAGATCGAGTTATTGATTTATGTGAAGTGAAACAAATTTTTAATGTAATTGAATCAGTCAGACCCAGAAGGAGATAAAATAATGATGACGTTGTTAATATTATTAGCTTTATTAGTTTTTATAATATGGCAAAGTTTCTATAACTATAATAGATATAGAAAGCTAAAACGTATATCTAATATACCCCCAAAACAAGTTAATAAAGTAGAAACTCCTAGCCATACATCATTGCCTATTACATCTAATAAAAAAGATCTGATACCGATAATGTTCGACTGGATAGAAATTAATCAATATAAAAAAATATTAAGGTATAAATCGCTTAGATCAAAAGATATTAACTATGCCCCATATATTATTTGGAGTTGTAAAGAAAGTGAATTTTATTATTATGGGCAAATCTCTTATGAAAATAGAATAAGTATTATCAGTCAATTTCTTGGTGAGATAGTTATACACTACGAACCTCCCTGTGTAATTAAAATCATTGCTCCCCACTCCTCAAATATATTTGCACCTAAAATACAGATTCAAGACAACACTGATATTTTAGAAATTGATTACAGCCCGGAAGCAATAAAACGAGGACAGGATAAAATGAGAGAAGAATTCAGAAAGGAAAGGGAAAGAGAAGAAGCGATAAAATTAAATGAAATAAAAACCAAATTGTTAGAAAAGAAAAAGAAGAGAGAATTAGAGAAAAGAGCTCTCCAAGAGCTTATAGATGAGGGCGAGCTTTTTCCAGAAGCGAACAAACGTCCTCCAATACCAAAAGATGTTGTAGATGCTGTTTGGAATAGAGACGGAGGAAAATGCGTTTATTGTGGGTCGAATGAAAATCTACACTTAGATCATATTATTCCTTTCTCCAAAGGTGGAGATACAAGCGTTGAAAATTTACAATTACTTTGCCAAAAATGTAATCTTGAAAAATCAAATAAAATCGGATAATTAAAAAACTAGCTTATGAAAAAGATTATTTTATTAATTTGTGCCATCACTGCACTTTGTTCATGTGGAGAATCGAGTAATCAAAACGAGAAAAAAGTAAGAGAAGTAGTTGAAGAAAAGCTAAAGACTGAAATGAACGATTGGTCTAGTTATGAGTTTGTTTCTCTAGAAGTATTAGACACAATAAAGTACATTGATAATATCAACTATAGAAAGAAATATTTCAAAGAAATAATTAAAATAAAAAAAGACTCACCTATAAATTCCTTCAATTCAATAGAAAAAGATAGTCTTATTCTTATTGGAATAGATTCTATTCAAAATTTAATGGGTGATAAAGTTAATGAAGATGCTGCATATTTATATACGTACAAGTTTAGAGGAAAGAATAAATTAGGTGCTGTTATTTTAGAAGAATATCTTATTTATATATCACCTAATTGGGAAATTATTCAGATGACAAATGACCGCAAGAATCTATATGAAAATCCGGGTGGATTTCCCGGATATGTTGAACTTGTTAAAAAGAACATGTAATACCAACAAATAGCCCGTTTTTTTAGACGGGCTATTTTATTTGCCAAACACAAAATCTATGACCTTTCTATTTGCCTTATCGATAAGGCTCCAGTCCTTTTTAATATAGGTATCAGTTACATCATGCTTGGATTTATGATTGAGTGCCATAGAAACATCGTCTATAGAAATCGCGCAATCATTTCTGGCTATAGTAGCCCAAGAATGGCGGGCTGCATAAAAAGTTAAATCCGGAATACCCAAAGCTTCACCGATTTTTTTCAGATTTACATTTATCCTATGGACGAATTGTTTATGATCTGCGTATCTTATGAAGAAATTAAAAGCACGGTCATTCAATGAGTCTTTATACCGATCCAAATAAGCCTCCAATTCAGGCTCTACCTTGATAGATATAAAGGCTTTATCGCTTCGCCTGGTTCTGGTTTTTCGACGTTCATACTCTAACCGACCGTTAACAGGAGGCTTTAAATAGAACATGTCTACGGAGTTCATTCCAAGCATGAGAAACGACATAACAAAAACGTCCCTCGCTATCATTGTCCCGATCATGTTTTCAGGCACATCGTAATATCTAATCGCTTTTATTTGATCTGCCGAAAGAGAACGTTTTTTAGTTAAAGGGGATTTGGGAATTTTATATTTGGCAAAAGGGTTATTCCCGATCCTAATGATACCTAAATCCTCATCATTAAAATCAAATTTAGCCCTATTAAAAAGAGCTTGAATTTTTGACATATATAATCTTACCCCTGAATCGGAAATATTACCTATACCACATTTTGAGGGTAATCCTTTAAGATACTCCTCGTATTTCATCAATAGAGAAGATGTAATATCAGAAAAGCATAAATTTCTATTTCCAACAAATTCTTCAAACTTATGTACTGCTATTCGGTAATTTTCCCCAATCCTCCTACCTTCTTTCAATACTTTATCGGCATAGGCATATCCATAATCAAAGAAATTTATTCCATCCGTTTTACCTGACAGCTTTTCTTTCATTAATTCGCATAATCCTTTGGCGGAATACAATTCTATGGAATGTCCCAGTTTTGAAAGTTCGCTCCTTATTTTCAGAATGTCCAGCATAACCCGGTCGTAAATTGGGTTATTTCGTTCTTTTAGTTCGAAGGTTTTCTTATTTATAAGCTCAGCTCCTACATAATGAGAAGTAGCCAAGTATGCGGATTGCCGATCATGTGTAATTCTGATCTTCACATTCCAAGTATTATCCTCCCGCTTTTGATGTTTGAGGACAACGATTTTAACGGTTGCCATGATTGTAAAACAATTAATCGTGTGAGCTCTATTTCTGTAAAACAGTCGTAAAACAATTGCGCAAATATAGCAAATTAAATTAGAAATGCTATACTTGCGCAAAACAATAAATAACAGGATATTAGAGGTAACAGCCTATAAACGTTTGAGTTCATTGTAAATTCTTTGTACAGGAAGCCCCATGATATTATTATGGGACACACAATATTATAACCAGCTATAAAACAAAGATATACATCATAACAAAAACATCTTAGTAAAACAGTTGTAAAACAAACATTATAATTAGAGATTTTACGCTATTTTCATCACGATTGTATGCCATATTGTTTTTGCAGCAAAGATAACTCATACGTAGGAAAAATGCAGGCTATTCTACTTCATTTTTAACGCGTGTACAAGAAAAAGCCCCGACCGTCACCAGCCGAGGCCCAAATTCATCAATGATGAATTACTTCTACTTCTTTATAACATGTTACCACAGAAAAAGGTTGTAGCTAACACCTACACCGGCATATATTCCAGATGGATAGCCATAGCCGACTTGCATCCCCAATCCCCAGCGTTTCTTTCTAGGTGTGATAGTATGGTAAATATCATTCGTCACCGTCTGATATACAGTCTTTGGAAATATCTGCAAACTATCAAGCCTCGGACGATAACCACTCACCCATGCCCGGTAAAAACTATCCTCATAATAAGCCTGCTCACGATAAACAACAGTGTCACCAATGCGAATAGTATCTGTTAGCTGGAAAACTAACAGAGGCGCCATAGGTGGAGAGATAAGTAACGTATCAACCTTGACTACTGTATTTACCTTCGTCTCGGTACGTATTTCTGCCGGCAAAGGCTCGTGCGGACGGAACCAAACAGCCACACAAGCCACAGCCAGCAATATGACTAATATCCAAGGCAGCTTTTTCACAACGCAAGAACCTGTTTACGGTTTGCCCCTTCCCGGTAGCTGACGTGTACCCAAGCAAAGTTCTTTTCGTCGATCAATTGATCGAAGGGCAAGCCTAATGACTGGATCATATAGAACAACTTCTTGTTCTCTTTCGGGCTTCCCCCGGTGATGTCCGCCGCCCGCCCTATCATGTGATCGCTTGTTGCAGAACCTTTCACGGCTTTATTCAATTCCGGGCAACGGAAACCACTGTTCACGCGGATTGGTTTGCCGTATGCCTCCCGCAATGGGTCCAGCACGTTATTTACTAACGCGGTCATATTGGCTACATGTTCTTTCTTACAACGGTTATCAATGCCTAACCGATCGGCTGTCTCTGATTTGCAGAGTTCGGCAATTGTAAAATACTTCATAATCTTATTTGATTTTTATATTCTCGGCGGTTTCCTTTCCTTGTCAATAACCATTCGGAGGAATACGTTCGTCGCATCTCTTTTTCTCGCAACGTTTTAATGCCAGTTCCAATTTGAGATTAGAATTCTCTTCCTTTAGGGCAAACAATTCATCCTGTACCCCTCGCAAACGACCTGTCTGTTCTACAAATCGTTCCTCTTTCTCGGACAGCTGTTTTTGCAGGAGCTCATTGTATTCCCGCAAAGCCTTGAATTCCTCAGCATCTGCGCGGGCATCATCAATGCGCGCATTCGTCTTGCGGCTCATCCAGAACTTTGCAAGCTGTTTGATACCTTCAATACCGCCCAAAGCGGTTATCAATATGACCCAATCATTTAAGTTCATACTACTTTATTAAGCCTATGCGGGTGTTCATGACCGTACATGTTTTAATCACCCCGTCTTTCCGCATCTTGCAGATCAACGGTTCTATAAACAGGTTTGCTTTCTGCCTTTCCGCTTCGAAACGCTTGTTCTTGCTTGTGTCAGGAACTACCATGGACCCACCATAGGTTTGAATCTTAATGCCTGTGGTGGTACTGTTCTGATCCGCTATTTGCAGATACCGGGCGAACGCATAGTAGCAGATAACTTTCTCCGCCCCGGCGTAGTCCTCCCCGTCAGGAATGTACTTCTCAGGTATGGCGGCGTACATTAAGTCAGTTTGGGGCAGGATGTCAAGTAGATCGGCCTCAAAAAAGGCCTTTTCTATCTTGTTATCCTTAACGTCCGTGGCGATTTCAAATAACTGCCGGAATAGTGCTATCGGATACGACATATTCATCAAATTTATTTTTAATTTCTGTAATCGCAGGGTCTAATTCGAATATCTGGAACAGTTCGCGAGATATGCGGTAACGTACCTTTGCGAGGCTGTTACGATAGACTTTCTGTAGCTCCTTGATAACCTCGCCCGAAGCGTTGGAATACGTCATAAGAGAGCTGTCAATAAGCGGTAACGGTATATTGTAGGCAGCTATGGCAATGTCTTTGCGCAAAGGCTCTACATAGGCCTTGTACAAATCCCTGTCTATCGGTGAACCTAATTGATCCACCTTGATAAATGGCTTGTCGGTACCTACGTTTTCGTCCCTTACAGCAAGAACCGAACCCGCGTTCTCGCTACCCATCATCTCTGACAAGGTTTCCCTGAACTCATTCTGCGCTTGTTCCGTCTCAAAGTCTCCGTGCGAGACAATGGAACACATGTGGAAGCCTCGCCCCAAAGTTCGGTTAACGTACCTGCCGTTCTTGTCCTCCGCGCCCATTTCGTTGCGTACCGCATGGAACAGGCTCAGGGGATAAGGCCGGGTAGTGCCAAGGTTAACGTACAAAAGCTGCCCCGGATGGTTTTCCAATCCTCCGTAATCCTCTACCTCCACCGCGAAGTGATCAGGATCGTACGTCGGGTATTCCGTTGAGTTCTCCGAGACGTTGGTAGCTTTGATATTCTCCTTAAGCCAGTTGTTGAAAACGCGCCACCTTTTAATGGTCGGGTCTTTTCGATAGTTATCGTGCAGTTCCGCCCGGACGTATTCAAACGGAACGGTATACACGTCAACAGGCTTGTATCCCGAAGAGGTGATCCCGTATTGGATTATCCATGCCCAGCCCTTAAAACGGGAAATATCGTTGGCGGTGGTCTCTAATATGTCGTTCATGTTATAACCGTTTCCGTTCGTCTTCTCTGCGAATTCCTTGTTTTTAAAGCCTTCGCAGATAATGTTTTCCGTCATTTTTTCTACTGCCGCGCTTGCCGTCTTAGAGGCGTATATAAGCTCCGATATTTCCTGCGGATACAAGTTTCCCTCCCCGTAGTTAATTATCTTATCGCTTGTATTGGCGGTTAATTTTAATGCTCTTTCAACAATGAGCTTGCAGCGGTTATAACCTAACATATTATTTCTTCTCCAATAAGTTAACGAATTGATCCGCGTATGCGGGGTTTTCTTTCATCAGACGTTCGGCGATCTCGTCCGTCATATTGGCGGCTTTATAGATAACCCCGTCTACATAGTGGACGATACGCGAACCCGGCTTCATTGCCCATTTGTACACCTTACCAGTCAAATACTTCTCTACGTACCATAAATTTAGGTATTCCATATCCATGTGGCAATTGTAGTCCAGTTTCAGACCTGTATACTTATAGTAGGCCTCTACTTTTTCCTCCAAAGTGTTAAGCTCCGGAACGGGTTCTTTGTCAGTTGCCTGTTCAGTATCAGTTGCATGTTCAGCATCAGTTGCCGGAACATCCTGTTCTTTGTCAGTTGCCGGAACTTCTTGTTCAGTAGTTACCGGAACATTATCAGTTGCATGTTCAGCATCAGTTGCCGGAACATCCTGTTCTTTGTCAGTTGCCGGAACTTCTTGTTCAGTAGTTACCGGAACATTATCAGTCGCATGTTCAGCATCAGTTGCTGGAACATCCTGTTTTGATTTATTTGTTGCCATTATAAAGTTGTTTATAAGATTAGTGAACTAACGAGGTTGGGTAATCTTCCGACCGCGTATAAAGTTAAGTTGCTGGTGTAGATAAAGCCTCATAATCTGCTTTAGTAAGGTTGTAAATGGTAGTTCCTACCTGCCAATCCTCCACTCCGAAAGTTGTACGAACAAATCCAATTCCGTTGCTTGACCCCTCTACAGATAGAACCTCTAACGGCGCGCCAAGACCGTAAATCTTGTAAATACCATTTCCGTGATCTACTGCGATAACGTACTTCCCGTTCATTCCGCCCGTATATGCCCGACCTGTTGATTCGTTTGCGTTTTGGTGGTTGTATAGTGTAGCCTCTATAGATACATCGTGTTGCTGAGGATATACCTCACCGCCTTTCATAGCTATATTTACTACCAAAGAATTATTTCTTGCTTCAAGATTTATAGCTGCAGTTCCTGCTGCGCGGGTAATCGTGGCTACCGGATTGCCTGAGGATACCGCAAAGCTCGCAATTTGAGATGCATTTAATAACTTTGCACTCACAGGTCTACCTAACTCTGCTGCGGGTGGCGCCCCACAAGAAAGATTTCTGTTACCGCCTATAATTGTTAAACATGCCATATCATTTTTCTCCTTTCTTTTTAGTAAACTGCCGCAGCGTATAAAGTATCATACAGGTTAGTGCCTATTTGCAATGCGTCCTCTCCTATAAACTGCTCCGGGGTTTCCATAGTGATGGTATACCAACCTCCGTTGTCATGAGATGAACGTTCGATACTCGACGGGGACATTCCGTAGTATGTTCCGTAGGCTCTTGTTTTTTTATTTACATCTTGCGTCAGAATGACAAACGATCCGTTTGTCATTGCCGCTAAAGCATTATACAGAGCGCTGTCTACAGGGGAAGTAACGGTTAAAGTAGCTGAATGAGTAAACGCATTTGGAGCCCCCTCATTAGTTTTTAGACTTTCAGATAATACTAAGGTTCGCTTAGGAGTATCTATTTTATATGCGTTTGCACCCGACTTTAAAGTTAATGCATATATTTTATATCCATCCTCTAAAGTAATGCTAAAAGACTCGATGTCTTCCTTATTAATTATCATTGCGGTAAGCAATCCCGTCGCGCCCGTATCACAGTCATACGCGAATCCGCCTGCTAATTTTGATATACATGCCATAATTAAATTGATGTATTTGTTAAAATTGTATTCACTGCCGCAGTCTCTATATTCTGCAAGTAATTTCCTGCCGATCCGTCTGGTGCAGTTAAAGTAACAGTTGCTAACTGTCCGTTAGTATTTAGGTCTAGGTCGTAGCCGGAACATTCTAATGGAGAAATAGAGCCAGCGAAGTAATAGTACATATCGTTAGACTCTATCATAACATAAAAACGTCCAGTCAGTAATCGCATGCTTGCACCCACCAGCTTAGATGGGACTTTAAACATGACGGATATATCCATCTTATTGGAGGCGTCCATAGTTCTGATAGCCGTAGTTACTTGGATATTTTGTTTATACCCTTCCACTTTGTAACATCCTGTACCTGTTACAAAGGTAATCGTTCTTATCGCACCATCAGGCGCAAAGGTTAATGTCGCGTCCTGGACGTGTATCAAATATATGTTTTTTATGCCATGTGTGGGTATCGTACAGTTAGTAAGGATACTTCCCTGTAGTTTTGATAAACAAGTTTTTCCCATATCATTTGTTTTAAAATGAGAAGGGTTCGGTTTTTTACTCCCAAACCCTTTAGTTATTTTTATCCGCCCGTAGAAGGTCTTACGGTCAACCACAACTGCATTTTCTCGGGTGCCACCAGCATTGCGTCAGCGGCAAACAAAGTCTGTGAGTAGTAGTTACGGCTCTTAGCGTCCTGAATGAACGGTGCGATAACCGTTTCCGCGCTTTCCAATGCGAGCTGAATATTGTCTTTCGGTGTGAAAGCAATAAACGCCGTATCCGCGCCATCTGCCAAAGCGGCGTTAGACACGTGGCGCAAATCTGTAACCCTGTACCCTTCAAAGAAATACTCAGGTCTTCCGTCAACCAAGAAACTTTGTGCCGCGCTGTTGCTTTTGTCTTCCAACAGGTTTTTGTACAGTCGCATGACGTTTGACGATACGAAGAACTCCGAGCGATCCAAAGTGTCCGGGCGTTGGCCGTCAACGCAAGCGCGAAGGGCTGCAAGAACGCCTTCGGTGGTAAGAGTCAACGCGCCTTCGGTCATTGTGGAGTCTTTATACTGCTTGATGATACCGCCGTTAGTAAAGATGCCGTATCCTGTGGCCGAGCTTGTAACGTCGCCATCCAGCCAAGCCAAACGCAACAGGTCCGCTTCCAGCACTTTCAGAACTTCCGCCTGAATGAATCCCGCCAATTCTGTTTCGGAGAAATTGTCGTCGAGATTGATTCCGCGAGCTACCATCTTGCCCCACAAGTTTTGCAAGCAGATTTCGATCGGCAACTCGATAGGCGCCATGGTGTAATACTTAACCTTGTCACTGATCGAGTCGTAGAAGTTTGTTCCACCACAACCCGCGGATTTTTTCAGCGCTTTGTCCGCTGCAGTAAGAGACACAACAGGAGTGTTGTTTGCGATACCGTTCAGTACGGTAATACCTCTCGAGATTTCACCAGCCAAGCCGACGGTCAACGAGATCACATCGTTAAGGCTGTTAAGATTTAGTTTATTAAGGTCAGTAAATGTAAATGCCATAGTCTTTTTTGTTTATTTGTTATAAAATCTTTTAGCAGCTTCGGAAACTGCGGATTTGCTTAGTTGGGTCTTGCCGGTTCTCGGCATTCCTGATCCCGCCGTGTTCGGCGTACGGGTTGCACGGTTAAACTGCGCAGTCAGGTTATTAACAGAGGTCTCCATCGAAGATACGGAAGCCTCCAAAGCGGCAAGGCGGTTTGAGAACTCGTCGGGAACGCCACCCGATCTACGGGTTTCGCGGCCGATCTCTCTTTCGTCTCTGATCTCGTCCTCCTGTTCGTCGCGCGGGTCTTCGGACGGTTTGACCTCGGCGATCATTCCGTTTTCGATTCGCAAAACCAGAATGGCGTCGTCGGCTTTGATACGGATTTCGCCGTCGGGATGTACGTTACCATCGCTATCGAAGACCTTATCGCCGATAGCCATGATTTCGCCCTTGGCTTCAATCGTTACTTTATCGCCGCTTACCGTTTCCACGGTCTCAGTGGCAAAACTGCTTTTCTTTAGCATTGATGCAAAAGCACTGAAAAATTTGTTCATTTTCTTTTCTTTTTGGTTATTATTAAATAGACTTGAAGTGGCTGCGGGTAAACCCACAATGTCGCACGCATATATTTCGACAAATTTCGTAACATCTATTGCAGTACCGTTCAAAATCCTTTCGTCCATACCCATAACGGAAATACCTAACATTTCAGGCTCTTTTGCGATCATTGTCGCGATGAAGGCGGCTTCGTTAGGATACGCCTTTTCCAAAGCTTCGGACATCTCGAAATCTGCGTAGGCGACCCCGTTATCATAAACGAAATTGGTGAATCTGCCTAAATACCCGTCCAGCATATCTTTGCCGTTGTGGGTACGTCTGCAATGAACCGGCTTTTCATTCCCTAGCGCTACAACGCTCTGAACGGCATCGTTCGTAATGTTTAACGGGTATATACCGCCTTCCCATTCTCCGACGTTGGCGGTAGTACCCGACTGAATGATTCTTAGTTTTTCAAATTTCATAAATTCCGTTTTGTGCAAAAATAGACGGTTGAAATACAACCGCCATTTCTGAGTGAGTCGTTTGGTTAATAGCTTGCTAAATTTTGCACTACCGCAACGTCACTCTGTCCCGAGTTTATATCCTGAACGGATACCACCGGGTTAGGCATGTTTGCAACAGCGCCGATAACAACCCCTGCCAATTGGTTTATACTTTCGTTCGACAAACGTATGTTATCCATCTGACGGGTTAAGCGGTTGGCCTCCGAGATGCTCGCCACCATGCCGCCGTCGGCGAACTTGTACAGGCCAGAAGTAGCGAACGAGTTTCCCCCGTGCGCCTCGTTCAATGCCGATAACGCGTTAATCGCGGCACTCGCGGACCGCTTCATAATATAAACGTTCTCGCCGCCCTCGGCCTCAAATACCTGCCCGTTATCTCCCCGGAACGTTACGCCACCTTGAGCGTGAGACCTTCCGACGATCTGACCGCCTTTCGCGTACTTCTTAACACTGGTATTGACTTTCGTGTCAGGGTCTTTCTGCTTGGCGATAGACATTACTTGTTTCATACCGAAAGCGATAACGATAGCTGCCTGTGCGATACCAAGGATACCGCCCTGCGCCAATGCTTTAGTTGCGCCCAGGTAAGTATTGATAGTTGCTTGTACAATTCCAAAGGCTTTTCCGGCCTCGCTTTCCTCGCCGAGTAAAGAAGACATCTGGCCTGCCAATCCCGCCGCCATTGTCAACTCAGCGTTAACACGTGCTTTGGCATTCTCTTCCTTGGCCTTTTCATACTTCTGCTGTATAAGAGTTGTATCCGCGCCTATCCTTTCGGCTGCTGCCATCTCCTGTGCGTATTGTGCATCCAACTGGGCTTGCCTTAGATCATACTGGTTCGTTATCTCTGACATCTCCAGTTCCTTGCGATTGGCTTCATCCATAGCGCGCCTTTCCTTATCCAGTGCGGCTTGGTCGGCCTCCATTTGCTGTTGGATTTTCATAGTTTCCAACTTTAGGGCCGTTTCCTTGTTGGCATACTCCTGCTGAGTTATCAATCCTTGTTCCAATCGATAGCGTTCGATCTCCAAGCTCTTTTCGGCGAGTTCCTGCTGGTTGGCCAACTTACTAACATTCGTATCGTTGTTCAACTCGCGTTCCTTAATGGAAAGATCGAGTGTCGTTAAAGCTATCTCCATCTGTTTGATAGTTTCTTGCTGCAACTCTCGTTTCCGCTTCTCTGCTTCCTCCGTAGCTTTGATAGCCGCTTGTGCCTTTGCCTGTTCGGCTGCTGCTGCAGCGGCTGAGTTTTTAGCGATCTCCTGTTGTTCGAATGAACTTTGCTGAGAAATAAGTTCCCTTCGTTTGTCGGCATACTCCGCTTGCTTGGCTTGCAATGCCGCTTGAGCTTCCATTACTTGTCGTCTCTCTTCTGCGGTTGATTTGCTTAACTCCTTTTCAGCGTTTATTTGATCGTACTTCTTTTGGAGAATTCCTACCTCTATATTCTCCATTTGTTTCAACGTGGATAACCCCTGATTTGCGGCTGCCTCGCGTTCCTTAATGGACTTTGTTTGATCGGCTATAATAGATTTTTGGTTAGCAAGTTCACGGGACATGGCAGATAATGTAGTCAAAGAGTCTGTTTCCATCTCGTAGATGGCTTGCTCCTGCCTTGTAAGCTCCTTTGCCGCATTCGCTGCTTTAGCAGTCTCACCCGATATCAGCCCTATAGTAGACAGCAGGGAAACAACCTTGGTTGATACCCAGTCTATCGCCTTGGCAACGCCGTTTAACATGTTCGTAATGCCGTCCAGTATGCGGGAAAATATCACTTCGAACGGGGCAAACGCGGCTTTCAGGTTCGTAGCCATCTCCGTGTTGCGCTTCATCAGCTTTTCGACCGTTGATATCAGCGTCAAGATGAGACCGACAATGGCAAGGATAGGATTAGCCCTCAGAACCGCATTAAATGACTTGACGGTTCCCATGGCACCCGACATGTTGGAGGCTAAAGCACCTGTAGCGCCTGATAAGCCTTTCGTATTCGATAGCGCCTCTTGAACACTTTCCGCGTAATTACCGACGTTACGCCTGTTGTCTCCTACAGCCTTCTCCATCTCCTTCAATCTGTCGGAGATTTCCTTGGTTTCGGTTGCAAGCTTTTTGCCCTCCTCCGTATTGTTACGGGTCTCCGCACTCATGGCGTTTAGCTCCTTGGTGTTCTTGGCAAGTTGGGCGCGCAACGCGTTAACACTGCTCTCCTGACTTGTCAAAAGGGTAGTGTTAGCCTTTATCTCGGCGTTATTGTCCGCGATAGACTTGTTTGTCTCTATCATTGTTTTGGACAACTCCGTCTGAGCTTTCGTCGAGTTGGCTACTACCTTTCGATATTCTTCCTGCGATAGAGACCCCGCCTTAAACGCTTTACCTGCTGCCGTTACCTGCGCCTGCTCGTCTTTAAGTGCGGCACTGAGTTGCTTCTTCTTGTCTGCAAGTTCAATTGACTTCGCGATAAGCTCGTCCAGCGCGTCAAGCGCCCCCGACGAGTCTAACGATATATCCAATAATGTAACATTTTCTGCCATAATCGATAATTATTTGTTAATTGCTATCAGCGTAACCTGGGCTGTCTCTTTGGACGCGTCCCAACTCTGTAAACTTCTCAGGTAGAAATACCCGCCCAGCTCACCTACGAAATACTTGGCATCCATTTCCATTCCCAATACGTCAAAGTAACTCAGGTTCATGGTACAAGTAACCTGCCACCCGGGCGTAAACTTTGCGAAGTGCTGGTTAAAGTATGTCTGGTAGCCGTCGGGGGATGAAAACCAGTCAAGAACAATAAACCCCGTAGAACTTTGAACCATATCAACCGTCTTAGTAGCAGCCCTACCGGCAACAGGGAGATTGCTTTCCGGGCCGTTCGCTATCGCGTTAAGTGCCCGGTCAGAACCTCGGACGAATGCGGAAAGCTCTCCTACCTTGCACAGGTATCCCCGTGACATGTTGGATACAGGAGCGAACACAGCCGTGTCTATTTGAGCTTTACCCGTCCAGTTAACCACGGTGTCACTCACTATTGGGCGTAGTTTTAAGGAAAACGGATTCGGGTTATAGTCATAAGTCCATCCGAACGCTTTGCAGTAAGCTTGAACCAAGTCATACGCCTGTGTAAACCCTATGTCGAACACAGACGTGGTAGATGCATCGGGATTCGATACCGCGGACACCCGCAAAGTAATGCCGTACGCCTCGGCTGCGGATAATCCCGTGTATGGCACACGTACCGTACCTGTTCCTGCGCTGTTATCCGAAAAGTAAAAGTATGTAGCGCTGTTCTTCACGCCTCGGAGTTTTAAAAACTGCGACGTGTCCGCCGTATACTTATACGCCCCGTCCACGTAGGCAGACCCACGTGTAAACGCTATATACTCGGCACTGCTCCGGTTAGACACGAGGTATATAGTGGCGGGCGCGTTTGATGGCATTATGACAAAGCTGCCGGGTTGCGCGACTACTGAGAAATCCACACTGTCGAACTGCTCGATGGGGAGTGCCACTTGGTAGTTGGAGAACATCATGTTCATCGACGGGTAATACTGGCCGTCCAATGTAGGATACGACCGAACAAACGTAAGCGCCGATTCCCTATCCAGAACTGCGCCCGCCGTAGTGATTGCGTCGTTATCATTTATATCAAACCTATAATTTGGTACCAGACTACCGTATGACGGGTAATCTATGGCAGGTCGGTTTATCTGGTTGCCATACCCGTATGCCAAGGCGGAATCAAGTGATGATCTCCACTCGCTTGTACCGCCGCCCACAGGTCGTGCCATACAGGGAGCTTTTACATCGGATAACTTGTTCGCTTGATCTACCAAGGATATATTGTACGCGTCGTTAGAGGCGGTAACGTTTACTCTATACACACCCGACCCGATCGGGGATGTCAGCCCGCCAAAACCTATGTTAGCGTAATATGGAGATTTACGGGTGTACAGCCACGGGTAACGGATAGCCCGAAACACACGGTCGTTAACTTCCGACCGGGGAACACTGATCGAACCAGAATAGCTTACCGTCGGTTCGGAGAACTCTATAGGATCAACGTTCTGCACGTTCAATTTCACAGACCCGGCGGATAACCCGTCAAGCTTAATACCGTCGATTGTTATTGTAACTTCCATGTTTATGCCTCAATTAGTTCAAATTTACATTTCAGGTTAACCGACTTGCCCAGCGCACCGCCCTGAACGAGGTATGCCGTCGGATTGGTTACGGTAACGCGCGCCCACTGGTTGATGTCTATGGGGCACACTCCTTGGATATCCGCTGATCGGCAAAGCGATAAAATGGCCGTATTGTTCTCGTCCGTTATGGGTATGGCCAGCGTTATAGTGTACGACGTCACGCGCGCCCCGCCATAATAGTAGCTTTGCATCACGGGTTGTATCTGATAGGCATAAACGTGCAGCCAGTCGTAAAGCCCGTATGAGTTCAGCCATTTAAGCGTAACGCGTTTGGTACGGTCGGGGCAGTAAGGGTATCGGCGTTTATAGCGCGCATATCCCCATGTCCCGCCATTGCCGTTAACCCTGAACTCAATGTTGCTTAGGTTGGCGAGGTTCCACCCGTAGCCCTGCGCCACGTTTGTAGGCGTTCCAGAGGCCCCTTCGTTACGGTAGCCTATGTACTGGCTGGCGGCGCGTTGCCCGTACCACACCCTTTGCGTGTAGTAGTTTCCTACCAGAGGGGAGCTGCCGGATATGGCAAAGTCCGGGCGTTCAAAATACCCGTCCGAATAGTCCGACAAGTTTTGCAGGCTGGTGGACGTGGCAAACTTCGCGTATCTGGCTGGGCAGTGTATGACATAGAGTACTATAGTGTACGCTGTTGCTCCTTCCGTGTAAGATACGCTCACGTAGTCGTATGTGTTGGTGGTAGTAACCGTGCTTTTAAGAAGGGATTCGGCGGCTGCGGCCATCACGGACAAGTCCAATATCATATTTTCGTACACCTGTATGTAACCGCCGATTCCGGTATTCACGCCGTTACGCCAATATGATAGCCGTAATGACGTTACGTTCCCCGTGCCCGTAAGCTGTAAAGGTGTGTACAGGCTTGCCCCGATGGCTCCCACGTTAAGGTTTCCGCCGCCCGTTGCGGTATTACCTGTGAGTAAGTCTTTTATTACCATATCATTTACTTAAAATTGTTAGTAATTTGGTGGATACGATGCGGTTCACTTCCACCGTCAGCCGCTTAACCATATCAGGGTTGAGGATGCTACTCGCCACTCCGCCCGTATTGAACTCGTTGGGCACTTGTATGCCGTCCCGCTTGATGGCGTAGGCGATAGCCCATGCGGCTTCTTCGGGAATGTCCGTGCCGGCATTGGCGTTCTTGTCGCGTATCCATTTCTTTATCGCGGATACGGGCGGCATGGTTCCGGCCCTTCGTCCGTCCTCCATCTGGTAAATGTAGGCAGGGGCGACTATCTTTATGCTCTTGCCATCCTCTACGACTTTAGTCTCGCGGTCGAACTCGCCGGACGCGTTTAACTTCATCCGGTAATAGTTAGCTACGATTTCATCTCGTACGCCCTGCACCAACTTCACTATTTCACTGTCCATTAGCTGATGTCCAATGTCGCCTCCCAACCCGACTTGATGCTATCATACTGGTTTTGCACTTTGCTCAGCCGTATGCCGCTAATCTCGTACCCGCAGATGAACGATTTCAGGAATTCCTGCATTAACAGGTCGGTGCGTATCAGCGTCTCAATCTCTACGGCATCATCGCGCATATACGCCGATACGCCCATGCAACGAACGATGATCGTATATGACACGGCGTTAGGAACGTTAGGGTCTACATAAGAACCGTTAGACACATCCAGCGTGAAGAAATCATCGCTGATTTCGTTGGCGGCTACATTCTGTACTTCCGTGCCTCCGAACACGAGCGTCTTTCCCATCTGGAAAGCCCGCGCACTCGCTTTGTTAAGTATATCTCCGAATGTCATAATCAACGGTATTTTTGTTGCTGTTTCTTAAGTTCTTTCTTCTCCTTCTCGATCTCGTCGTTACGCTTGGCAATGGCGAGCATCGCATCGGAGTAGTTCATCTTCTTGGCATCCTCAAAACTGCAGTGAAACAGTTCTGCGGTAATCTGTACAAGACCGAGCAGGTTCTTCGCCTGCCTGATGTTCTCGTCGCCTGTCAGCGCGCTTTCGCCAGTGTTACGCATATTCTGGAAAATGACGCGTTCCAGATTGTCGGCGTACTCCAGTTGCTCGATTATGTACTTGTCGAGCTTGGCGGCGTCTAATAGCGTCGTAGGCGAATAATTGTCGTCCGTCCATGCTTCTATACGTCTGATGGGATTTTCGGCTCTACGCGTCTCCAAAATAGCCCATAGACCTATTTCTTCAATGCTCTTAAGGCGGTATACCGCTTTACCGTTACGCGTGGCAACCTGGGACGGCTTAAGGTATTTGATAACGGCCTTCAACAATTTCTCCTCGTCATGGGTCAGGGTTGCCATACCTTCGGGCGGCAAGTTGCAGATGCGTAGTAACACGGTCCGGTTCCTCAACATGGAGAACTTGAACCCGATTTTCCTTAGTAACTTTTTCATTTCGGACGGTATTTTCGTATTAAGTAATCAACTCCGTATCTCATCGCGTCCAGCGCGTGGTTCCAAGCGTCTATCGGCTCGTTGGTGTACGTGTCGGACGATTCGTCCTTGATCCACTTGTAGTTATCCAGCTCGTCCAGCATCTTGACCGAACGTTTGGTTACGTGCATCTTAAACTGTTTGACTTGTGCGATACCGCCCGCCACCGAACCGCGCCCCTTGATGCACGGCATTGCCTTCACGCGCTTTTGCTGCAGCTCTACGATCGACTTCTGTTCGGCATTGTCGCACACCGTCACTATGCGGTTAAGCCCGTTGGAGTTCAGGTATTCGGCGATGTTGGCGTTAAGTAGTCCTGTCTCATAGCAAAGCAGGTCTACGTACAGGTCCCAGCCTTCAAACCTCAGGTCTACTATCGCGGTCGGGTCATTCACGAACCCGAAGTCAAGACCGAGGCAGCGGCCTGTAAACGTCTCCGGCATATCCTCGATAACTTCGTACTCAGGGTAGACGTTACCCTCCACGCCGCCCGTCTCACCTTCACCGTACACTCGCCACCAGTTCGCATCGTTGCGGTTCTTCTCGATCGCGCTGATCTGCTCCTCGGTCAGGTACGGGTTATCCTTGTACGTTGAATGGATAGTGACGTATCGGTCGCCTACGAACTCCGTTTCCCCCCAGAACTTACGCACAGGGTTAAAGTCGATAATCACTTTTTTGCGGGTACGGATATCAAGCTGACGGAATGTCTCGCGCGGTATGCTTTGCGCCTCATTCACGAACAGTATATCACGCGCGGGGCCGTGCACCTTGCTTGCGTTGTCAATGCCGAAGAACTCGATCATACTTCCGTTCTGATAGGTGTATGACCCTTCCGTCTTGTTGAATGCCTCTTCGTCCCATTCGCTTTCGGCGATCAGCATTTGGCGGAAATCCCGTTGCATGCCCCGTTTCACCATAGGCAGGGTCGCGGCAACACAGGACACGACAAGCGGCTTTTCGCAGCTTTTGCATAGTATGTGCAATAATTGCAACGCTGCCCATGTCTTACCGGAACGCGTACCGCCTTTGTTCGCTATACCTCGGATACGTGGGTTAACGAAAGCGTCCAGCAGCTTTTCAAACGTAAATGTCACGTTCATTAGATACCCCCTAACTTTTTAAGGTTTTCTACGGCCTCAGGGGACAATACGTTGATCTGCATGGCTTTCGTCCCTGCCTCCTTGCCGCCACTGGTTACGTCCTTAAGATCGCGCAGACCTCGCAGTTTAGCCATGTACGTGGCATCCACCAGCCCGGCGAGCGCCCCTTCGTCCATATCGGTAGTGATAAGCTCCTTTATGAGGGAATAGCCGAGCAGCAGGTTCTCCGCCTCTACGTTGCCCTCTTCGGCCAGCTTGCCCAGCTTGTCGAGGTTCTTGTTAAAGTCCTTGATGCTCCAGCCTATGAACAGGCAGAATGCGCCGACAGACGGCGAACGTTTCTTCTCTATGGGTATCTTTTGCCCGGCCATTGCGCCGCCTTTAATTACTTCGTAGGTGAAGTACGGGTTATCCTTACAGAACTGCATGTACTCGGCTACGTAGTTGATGCATTCCTCTATGCTGTTAAGCGTCGCTCCATGTACGCCGCGGGTCTGGATTACCTCGTACAGCTCGCCGCACTCGCTGATCTTCTTTTTTGGTGTAGGCGCTACGCCCGTGGCTTGGCCTTTCTGTATGCCGTCCATCGAAGCGACGACGGTTTTCTTTCTTCCTGCCATGTGTTACGTTTTAGTGGGTAAAATGCGCGCGCGGTTTTGGTTATGGAGCGCGCGAACGACACAAAAGTACACCCCGAAAATCGTAACCTGAAATCTGGGAGAGTCATTTGGCTACCGTATTACCTCGACAAAAGCCCATCCCCCTAACTCAGGCACCCATCTCCATACATGCCCGAAAGTCCTCGATGCGCCCATCCAAGAATAACGAATGATGTTACCGTCTTTGTCTACCGAATATTCCCGGGGTACGTCCCGTTCGTTCTGCTTCTCTTCCGCGTACTTCCTCATATCCCTAAACAAGTACTGCCTTTTATTGATATCCTGCTTATACGTGAAGTCCTGTTCGCGTATGTACTTGTACAGCTTATTAATCCATTTGCGGCATTCTGCGGCACTTACATCACCTTTACCGTACTTGTCTTTGCTTATGTCACGTTCGTGCCCATAGCGGCGAATAAACTCCCAAATAATGAAGGTGTGCACGTTCATTGCATGTGCGATATCTATAAATCTAATCCTTTCCATGATATTTGGCTCTTAAATCTTTAATCTCATTCAGTAACCTATTGGATCGTCACGCTGATATATATTGTACTTCCCCATACATCGACTATAATCGTATTTAGGAATATCTTAATAATGATTTTACTTTCTGAAAAACATATCTCCGGAAATGGATCGAGCTGTATCGTCACCGGTTAGCCGGATGTAACGGAAGAAGTTATGTTCTGATCTGTGCCCGGTAAGTTTCATGATTTCAAACGTCTTCATCCGACCAGTGAGATACATATTAGTAGCTGCGGATCGTCGGGCTGTATGACTGCTAATAAGCTCCCATTTCTCACGAGTGACAGTCTTTAGCTTTCCTCCCTGAGTATAGGAATAGGTAATCAGGTCATTTAGTCCGATTTCTTTCATTATCACCTTCAGGTACTTATTGAAGTATTGGATACAAAGCCCACCAGGAATATTACCGCCATATTTCGCAAAGATTTCTTTCACATAATCGTGCGCAGGTACTTTAACGTCTACATTGGTTTTCTTGGTTCGCTTGACGATATATCCGTTCTGGAGGTTGTCTTTTGTCAGCGCGGAATAATCAGAATAGCGCAAGGCTGTAAGGCAACCTACAACAAATAAGTCCCGAATGCGCTCTTTAGCCTTCCTCTTATCCTGCTTCTCAAACTTGTAGTAATAGATGCGCGTGATTTCGTTCATTGAGAGAAACACGGCATTCGTATCTTCCAACCGCATATCAATCTCGTCATAAGTCGAGTCAACTGCATAATTATATTATCCTGCTCTTCGTACCATAGATTGAATTTTTAGAATGTAACCTACTATTGTATTATGTCTTAAGTTCTGGTTCTCCAAGTAGATTATGAAGTCGTCCAAGAATTCAGCAGTCACTGAGTTCGTGAAGATGTCACAATCATATTCTTCTGAGAATCCGTCTATATGCTTAATTATTGCATCATAAACTGCTGCATAGTGTTCAGACTTGCGTCTGCTTCTCTTTTCAAGAACTTCATGCATGAAGTCGGTGAAGTATATTCCTTCTAAAGGCTTCTCCTGCCGGAAGTGATTAATGTAGTCCTTGCGTACCTGGACGGTCGGGACCGGGGAAAATACTTGAAATGTTGCGGCTGTATCATTTTAAGGGTTAATCACTGTTTTACAAAATCGGATTTTCCGATTTTACTTTAGATAAAGCCATCCCGTGTCATTCGGGTGTCGGCTGGCCAGTTCCGATAAGTGCATATCATGGCGCCGGGATGGCTTTGTTACTTATTTGGATTCTTCTAACAAATTCTTTCTTTATTATTTTCTTGTTTTACCCTAATTGTTCTACTTCTTCTATTGCTTTAAATATCTCAAAAATCACCTGCGGAACTATGGCGTTTCCATATCCCTTGACTGATTCCTGTCTCCACTTTGTGAAAGGAATGGTAAGGTCGCCCACATCAAAGGGAAGCCCATCATTTCCTCGACAAACAGGGGATTGAGTTGGGAAGTTTTTCCAGCCCTTTGCTGACAATTCTCCCCTAACATCACAGGAATGTCGCTTAGAGCATCGTTCCTCAATTTTCCGTTTTTTCGTATCATTGCATTGGGAGATATTGAAGACTTGTAATCTCTCGTTGTCGGAGTAGGGAGCATACCGCAAGCCGCCAAATCGTTCAATTCCATTGTCCATCCTTTCTCTATTTTCCGCTTTGTCCGCCCGTCTTCCGGTTTTGATCCGTTTCTGAAGCTTCTTGCTGTTGGAGTAGGTAACATTCCGTGAAAGTCCATTAGTCCGTTCGGGCGTATCTCCCCATTCTTTCTGCTGTGAAAAGTCTCTCCTCCAGCGTCTTTCAATTCCTTGACACGTTTTGGGTGGTAAATATCCGTTGCCATTGGTGTCGGGAGTAATTCCATTGGATAAAACTCCGTCTGTCCTTTCTCGTTGCACCTTTTCAATCCTTGCGTCTGCACAGTGGGCAGCAAACCACACCCTGTTTCTTCTGTGGGGCGCTCCGACGGCACAAGCCGGAATAAGCAACGGTTGGACGGAATATCCTTCTCGCTCAAGGTCTTTACAGATGGTTTCGACAACATACTCTTGTCGTAGCAATACTCTTTTTCCGTTATCTTCTCCGAAAAGAGAGGTCTGGCTTCCCATTTCAGTCTCCTTGCCGGGCTGAACCATCGTGAGGATTCCAGCAACGTTTTCACCAATAACCCAAGCGGGTCGGATTTCCTGTATGGCGCGTAACATGTGCGGCCAGAGGTAACGGTTATCATCCGCTCCCTTTCTTTGGCCTGCGACGGAGAAAGGCTGGCAAGGAAACCCTCCTGTAAGGATGTCAATCCGTCCTCTCCATTGACTAAAGTCTGTTTTGGTAATGTCTTCATAATGTTCTGAATTAAAAAACCAATATTTCAATATCTCGTTGCAAAAATCGTTTATCTCACAGTGAAAGGCATTTTCCCAGCCCATCCAGGAAGCTGCTATACTTGGAGCATCAAAACCGCTAAATAAACTGCCATGAACTAATTTCATTTGATTCCTTTCCATCTTAGTTAATAATCTTTCATTGCTTCAAATACCGGTTTATTTCAACCTGAATGTAATCAGGCGCAATATGACATCGTTCAACTGCCGTTTGCTGTCCTTCTGTTTCTGGAAAGTTACGCTTCCTAATGATAACATCCACTTCCTCGCTACGTTCACGGAGGAACTTTCTAAATGCTTCACCGACAGTTATAGTATCGAAATACCCGTAGAACTTACCATACCTCCCTAGCTTGAAACGGGCAACAAATAGAAGAAATTCTGTCAACTTGATGTAGTGATACTGCCCGACAAACAGCCGTGAAAATTCATTCAGAGCGTCTAAGTCAGCACTTTCTTTCGTCGAAGAGGCAAAATCGATAGTCAATAGTTGAGTTTTTACCCACAACGAAGAAGAATCACATCCGTACATCCGTTCTAAATCAGCCACTGTTGGAGATTTCTCACTATAAGCCTTTTCCAAATCTGAAAGAATAATTGTTTGAAGTGAAGTGGAATAAGCAGATGAAAAGGCCTTAAAGGTCGGGTATCTCTGCTTGATGGTTGATAGCAGAATTTCCCTGCTCGATGGCTGCATATTCGTCAAGGAGCATTCTTGCCTTTGCTGCTTTATCAGCATTCCGATTGTTTTGTCCTTGGATTCCTGTTTTTCCATACTTGATGTTTAACCATTCTTGATAATCACGTTCAGTTCCCGTAAATACAACCCCGGTCCATCCGGATTCAATTGCCCTCTCAATTTGCCTGATGGCAAACTCTTCTTCAAAATTAGAAAGCTTATTAAGTGAAAGCTGCAACGCATAATTAAGCTTGTTTTTCCATTTTGGAGTATTTCGCAAAGTTTCCCAAGCAGACATGAAAGCTATCGAAGAGAAAGGATAAACTAAAGGCTTTACATCTCCCTCTTTTTTTCTGGACTTCTTGGGCTTTTCGGGTGGGGGGTTCTCGTGCGTACGCGCGAGACTCTCTTCTTGTTTTATGTTTATATTATCTTTAATAGGTGTAATTTGCGTTTCATCCTCAAAATTTGCGGATGATATTGCGGATGATGTTTTTTTATCATCCTCAAAATTTGCGGATGATATTGCGGATGATATTGCGGATGATATTGCGGATGATGTTTTTTTATCATCCTCAAAATTTGCGGATGATATTGCGGATGATATTGCGGATGATATTGCGGATGTTACGACTTTATCTGTTTTAACTAGAAATATCGATTCATTCGCATTATCATTCGCATTATCATCCGCAATATCATCCGTACTTTCATCCTCAAAATTTGCGGATGATGTTGCGGATGATAACACCTCATCGCTTATCTTTTGAGAAAAAGAATAGTAACAGCCTATACGTTTATCCTTGCAAGTCCTATAAAAAAGAAGTCCAGCATCAGATAAACTATCTCTAGATTTACGCAATGTATTATCAGATATATCTAAATTACCACACAGAATATTACTACGAATGAAGAATACTTCCTTCCATTTCATATCATTGCAGATAGCCACAAGTTCATGATAAAGAGCTTGTGCGGCAGTGGTTAGGTAGATTCTCCCCCTTACCTTTCGAAGTTTGGATATTAGTTGATAGCTATTCATAAACGAAAATATCTATTTGCTGCACATTCATCAAAAGACTTCACACGCTCTATAAGCCGCTTCTGCCTCTGCCTGAAAGCTAAATTATCGTCATACTTATTGTGACATTCCCGGCACAATCCAACGATATTAAGAGGATTGGTATAATGTTCAGGATATTCAGACTTTGGCACTAAATGTGCTGCGTCCGACATAGGTTTACCACAGATAGCGCAATAAGGTGGCAATGTTTTCTTTATTCTTGCAACTTCTCTGTTGCGCTGGGCTTGTTTGGTGCTAATCTGTTTCATACGAATAGTGTTTAAATAATAGCTCCCGGATACCGAACCAACGGACACCGGGATAATTTACTTACCATGTTTCATTCGATGGCAATCCTCACATAAAGTCTCAAGACAATACAGGAACTCTAATTCATGCCCAACTATGGAATATCCTGCAATGTCATATACTTTGTGATGGACTTCCAAATTGTATGTCTTACCACACACTTGGCATCTATGCCCATCACGAATTCTAACCTTACGCTTCACCTCTTCCCAATAAGGATTATTCCTCAGGCTCTGCCGATACTTCGTCGGTCGCCCCTTCTTGTGATTCAGTCTGTTCATCTTCTTTCCTCCATGGGCTTTCTTCAATTGCTACTCTATGCCATTCATGGCGTTGGATAGGAACAACCTCGCCATTATCTTCATCCAAGAAGTCTTCGGTCCAGTGTTCTAACCAAACATCCTGACCGTCTTCTTCCCAGACTTCAACAATATTCTCATCCTTACCAAATTTGCGAAGGTTCTTTCTGGTATCCTTCACATCTATATCAGGTAATTCATAACCAAGTGTTTTAAATGCTTCCTGATTCATTTCACCTGAATTGAAAAGGTCATTGTATTCATGCTTTGGTATTTCCTGAACCAACGCCAGACGAAACGCATCATTCACCCATGAATAATACAGGTAATGCCCCATCACAGGAATACGGAAGGTATCAATCATCTTTAAAGGATAATCCTTAATGCCTTTCTTCGCCAAGTTCACAAGGTCTTTGAACTGGGTATGTAAGGCAGAAATCTTTGCCTCAAAGTCTTTCTTCTCAGCATTAAACTTGGCTTTTAAAGCTTCGAACTGTGCTTCAAGTTCCGGAATCTGTTCCTCGGCAATCTCGCCATAGTTCGCACGGATAGTTGAAATCTCATAATCATCCATAACCCGGTTAGCGATTACATCCTTTTCTTGGATGGTTACAAAATGCTCTGATAACTTCTTTTTAACGTCGTCCATACAAACGCAATCAGAGAAAATAACTTCGGGGAATTTTACTGTAGTAGGAAGCTTGAATTTAAGTTCCTCTGGTACATAGTCTTTTAAATCAATCATTGTTTCTTAGTATTTAATTTCTTAAGCATTTTCTTGCACCTTCTACATAAATCCTGATCGGGAGATGCTTTAGGCGCGTATTTCTTTATTTTATCAGAGCATTGCATAAGTAGGCGCTCTATTGTTTGAATATCTGTTTTGCATAATTCCATTATTCAAAATCATCTATAGCCACCGGATGAAGAAGTTTCTTACTCCAATCAGGAAGCTGCATGTCAATTATACCACGAGCACCCTCTTCCGCTTTAGCATCATAGCCGGGAAACCACTTCTTATCAAAGCAGTCTTTGACGATAGAAAGAGCATAGTGATATTTATACTTACCATTAGCCAGATCATCAGGAGACCAAAAAAGAACAGCCACATCATAGGGTTCGACTGTCTGCAACATAATCATTATGGTTACATTAAAGTTTCGTCCAGTAACGCCGCTCATTACTTCTTGGTACATACCTTCTGACAACTCATATTTGAGTTTGGCACAATCATAATAGAACTTGCCGAGATCATCGGCCCGTGTGGTTTTGAAGGAAATTACAGCATTAACGCCGATATTTTCTTCTACGTTAAAATAATCCGGTCGAACTCTCACATTAAGTCCGGTTTCTTCATCCTTTCCATAGAAAGAGACTTCTGAGTATGCACCTTTTAGAATCTGAGGAATAATACCGCCACCATACCAATAATAGTTTCTTTTCAAGGCGGTTATAATCATATTCATTTCTTCACTGATGAAAGAATAGCCGAAATCAATAAGCTTTTGTTTCAGATCGTCCCGGTACTCTTTGATTGCATTGAAATTCCATTTTTCAGAAGGAGATTCACTTTCAGCATCCCTTGCATAATTTTCCTCATTTGCAAGAAGTTCTTCATAGAACTTAATCATTTGAATCACACCATCTTTTGATGCCTGATTGCATGCTGGTTCTACCTTTACCAATTCAAACAAACGAGGTTCCAGAAAAGCCATGTGAGCAAATGTACCCAATTGAAAACAGGGCTTCGGTTTCTCTTCAAAGACTCTCTCCCAGTCATAATAAAACGAACGCGGAGTTTTAAGAGCACTCTTTAGATTTGAAGAAGAAATATGTCTGCTTTCAAGATATGTTTCCATTGGATCACGCTTGACTACTCCATTCACACTCAAAGATTTCAAGTCGATATTGACAGGTTTCTTATTGCAGTTTAGCGCTATTAAATCCAGAACCGTTTCTTTCGTTGGATAATCATCCGGATTATAGGCAGAAGGATTGAGTTCCTCCCCTTCTGCACAATTATTCAAATCAAAATCTATCATCCGACTACGGGTAAGTTTATGCGTAGAGGTTTTACAGACCAATTATCGGACTGGAAATTATTGGTTTTATTCTTTCTCTTACCCATATAAGTGATTTTAAGAGGAACACCACTTTTAAGTGAACCATTCTCAATATATTGTTCAAGAATACCAACCAATCTACGAGAACCATTAGTCACAGTCTGTACTACTCCATCCTCTGATCTCTCAAGAAAAATAGCACAATCCAAATCAATCAGATCACCAGTTCCATTAGTACTTAAAACCTTTTGAGGCTTGATTTCTACAAAAAACATTTTCTTAAACTCACCAGCATGTTCAGGGGTCCAATAATTGCCACAAAGGTCAACTGGTAACTCCTGAGCATCCTCTAGAGAAGGGAGGTCACTTGTACTCAAATCTGCTGCTTGAATCTCAAATGAAGATTCTTGCTCTTTTAAGGTTAATTCTTTACTCATAATCGTAATTTTTAAAGGGTTATTTACTTATAATTTCTTTCATTTCAGCTTTTGCAAGAGGGGATAATTCCTTCATATAATTACATTTAAAAGCGGCCGATTCAAGTTCTAAAATATCATATCTAACTCTAGAATGTAATTTACCGTCAGCGTCTTTATATCGCTTTACCAAGCCAGCTTTTACCCATTTAGAAACATCCCCTTTCCCATATTTTTTATGAGCTTTATTTTGAGAAATAAACTGAGGCTCTTTAAAAGAGTTAATCCGTTCTTCCCTTTGTCCTATTCCTCTTGCATAGTCTATTAGTTTATATAAAACCTCTTCCGGCATCGATACCATAATTACTCCTTGCTCTTTAAATCCTTTCAATTTTCATCTTTTGTCCTCTTCTCATATCGCTATGCTTGTGATAAAGCGATAAAAAACAAGACAAATTACTTTTTAGTATACTGAGGTTTATATTCTAAAAGCCTTTTTCAAGACATTGTGATAAAACCATATTGAATATATTATACCAACAAGATTCATTGTATAATTCCAGTCTCCTGTTATCGGGTTCACATCGTTAAAAGTTAACATACACGGCAGTGCCAATATATTAAGCAACATCACCTTTAGTATTGTCTTTTTCATTCTATCATGCAGCTAAAAAATTAAAGCCATTATTATTCCTATTCCCTGCTCGTATGTATCGCATAGCTGTTCGAGCTCTCGATGGTGTTCTCATCCTTCGTAAATCGGAACTATTGCAAGTAATCTGCATCATAATAAAAAGAACAGAGAACAAGAGCTCAAGCCCGTGTTTACGTATTTCCTTCAAGTCGAAATCACGTTTTAGCTTACCACAAATCATATATAAAAGCAATTCCGTATCTTTGGAGATACCCAGTTTCCGATATATCGTTCTTTTCTGGGTCTTGACAGTCCAAACCGATTTATTTAGATTGTCTGCTACCTCTTTGTCGGCAAGTCCCTTGCAGTACTCATTTGCAACAAGCATTTCCGCCGGAGACAAAACAATCATCACGCCTCTCTTTTAATTCTAAACGTTCCATTCACCATATCGTAATTCCCTTCCCTGCTCCAATTCGATTTACTCTTCCACATTCGTTTTCTCAGTCTTGGAATAATAGAACCGACAATAGATTCAGCCTTTTCAAGTGGAAATTCAACTACTTCACCTACTTTCATATTCAGCAAAGCCTCAGTCCATTTTTCTGTAATTCTCTTTACCATGATTGTTCTATTTTAAATTTATTCTTAATATATTTGAAATCATAACACTGTCATTATCACCAATTCATCACTGTATAATTCGACAAAATCATGTTTTCCAAATTTCACCATTACTTTGTCACCGCTAACACTATATACCTTCCCGATTTTGTTTTCCCAACCAGGAGCTTTATATTTTACTAATGTTCCTTTTTTCTTTCTCATAGTATATTTATTTGAATTTTACTGAGTTTCTATAGCTTCGCCGTTAACTAATGTATAGAAGGTGTCTTCTTTGATTGATTCACCGTCAACTTTAAATGCTTTTACCGAAATGATAGGATAGGTGTTTCCATTCCATTCTCCACGCTCGGTTAGTACAATCCAGCATCCTAATGATCCTTTTGCCTTACTATCTTTACCTGTAACTATGGCAATAGAATCTAAACCTTTTACGGTAGCTGCTGAGTAGTCTCCGGTGTTGGTAGCTGCTGAGTAGTTTCCGGTGTTGGTAGCTG